TATAAAGTTCAATCGCCTTGCGGACCTTACTAATGTTTGTAAATTAAGAACATTAGTAGTATATCAACGACTAAGTAACACAAAGCCTTTGTATCCAAGATACATTCAGGAGTTGGAAAAGTCACCATGGAATTCATAAATAAGTCATTACTTGAGTAGAATTATTTTCAAGTCAATGACACCACCATCACTCGTAGAATTTTGACGGTAGGGATTAATAATTATGAAAACATGATATTTAAAAATTAACGGTCGTCTATCAGGAATGAATTAATCGCTTCTGGTAACAAATCATACTTCTCTAAAAGTGTGAACTAATTCTGGGATTTTATATTGACCAAAATTAGACAATCGTTAACTTTTACAGGAATTCTTTACTTATTTTCAAAAATATTCCAATTAAACAAAACTTTGAAGAAAGTTTTACTATTGTTCAAAGGCGTGTCTGCGACACTAATTATATCTTATTATTCAGCTTAAATCATGAGATTAGTGTGGTTTGTGTTGTTTGGTCCTAAAAACCCATGTAATAACATCAACACCAAGATACATGCATCTAGATCCGAGACACTAATTGCCTCGGGGATAGGAGATTATTATGTTTAAAAAGCTTATGATCCAGAACTTAAAGCAAATTATAAGAATGTTTCTCTAAAATCCATTGAATACAAGTATAAGAATGTTGTATTAAGTGAAAAGGAGTACATTCAAAAAGCATATGATTACGATATGTAAGACGACACCAAGCAACCCAAAAAGTCCATTCACACCGGTTTTAATATAAGTGTGAACTAAAAAGTAGCTAAGACTTATTGCATTAAACACACATCTGTTTACAACGCGATTTCTAGTAACTTGAGACGGCGGTTATTGCCTGTGTGTAAGCCATCTAAAGAATGGTTAAAAGGCGTAGACCATGTCATGAAAACCGACATACTACCAAAATTAAGGTTTTATTTAGAAAGTGGAGCTGCAACAAGAATTTTTGATATTGACCATGAGAAATGGGTCCAACAAAAAGTGTCTTGGGGCAAAGCTAAAAAGCAACGGTGCTCCACCAGGATTGAAGAATAATGTTCACAATCCAAAAATAAACCATCTACTACTTTTTCGCATTAGTTAAAAGCTGATGAAGAAAAACACCTGAAAAAGCACAAAGGAGAGAAAATAGAAAAGGGCATCTTATATAATAGTGAGTAAGAAGGCCGATCTTTCGATGGACTCCCTGATCAGGGCATTGGTGGAAACATAATTTTCGCCAATATGTGTAATGAAATAATGAGTGAAGTTTTTCCCGACTATTGTTATCGGTTAACTTAAGAAAAACTTTTCAAGTACATGAAAAATAATATCCATAAACCATACAAAATTAATAGCGATTTCAGAGCTTTTGATAGTACAATTCGACATTCTATAAAGAAAAGAATTGAACACAAAATCATAAGATTGATTTGGAAGTACGCTAAGGAATATTTTGTCAAATATGGGTATACCGAGCATCATTTAAAACTGATGGAGAAATTTATGTGTAAAAAATTCTAGAAGACTGTTTACTGTAAGAATGGCTTTAAAATGACTACAGTAGTTGAAGGTTTGCGATACAGTGGATGTGAATTCACCAAAGTCGGAAACACAGCAACTACTATGATTTTTAATAGGGTTATACACTACTTTGCAAAAGTCTTATTTTGCCCAGAGGAGAATAAAACCTGTGGTGATGATTTGACTTAGTCAAAACTGGAAAAATGGATTGCGAATTTGATATGCTAAACCATGCGTAAATGGTGTGTATCAGACCCTTTGGATGAGACTGAATTGTCCGGGTTTTGCATTAGAGAAGAAGAACTTTCTATGTAAGTTAACAGAGCTGATTTCGTTTCAAAAATCATGCGAAACGTTAATGGGCGTATAGTAGTCCTTCCGTATCTGAAAAATTACATTTTCAACTCACATAAATACACTGGAAATAATACTTCTATGATTAAGACCCCTGGATAACACACAACTGCTGTAGCCCTAGCAAAACTATACATGGCTTAAAACAGTAAGGTGTTATTGCACATTGCATAAACATGGGCTTCCCTTTCCGATGAAAAGATCACACACAACGCCTTCCACTGGATGAAACGTTTTGGTGATTTCTGGGATAAAACCCACTAATCAGACTAAGACGCAGTGGATGCTGTTGTGATTGAAGAATTGGAAATACTCGGATTAGATGTACACTAAATAATGGAACAATATTAATAAGGATAAAACAACCTTGACTTTGTTACTCATTGATCAGACTTAATTTTAAAACAAAAACTTAAAACCAAAACTGTTTTACAAAATAAAATCAAACCGTAAAACACCCACTATCAATAGATAGTAAAACAACATTAGGCGGCTCGTTAGGCG